TCATCGAAAGGCGGATCAACTCTCTTGAGAAAAAGGTAACCCATGTTACCAGGGGAGTCGCCGGTTAACAAAACCTATTGCAACCCCACGGGAGATATGCTACGATGGCGAAAATGAGCCAACCTGCCGAAAGTAACTGCACAGAGGTGATGTGATGGCGAATATCAAAAGCCCTCCGGGTCCTCGCCCAGATCCCCCTCCTCGGCCAAAGTCTCCCCCCGAGTTTGACTACTCGACCTGGTTCTGTCCGAAGTGCGGGGCGGAGTCTCCCGATCCGCTATCATCGACTGGCCCTCTTTTCGGGAGTCGCGGTTTCTGGCCGGCGAACAGGTTGGAATTTGTCGATGATGTACACGGGGATTATCTGCGAGAGACATGCTGGCGTTGCGGTGTATTCGTCCGAAGAAGAGAACCTCTGGAGATAACTGTCTGTGAGTATGTTTATAACGAGGATGGTTCCAAGAAAACAAACTCCGAAGGCCATCCATTGCGCCGTTCCGTAGTTGTTCAGAATTATACGCATTTCGGGAAGGAGGTAGTCAAGTGAGCAAGCTACCTATTGGCTATCGCCTACAAGAGGGATGTTACTCGTGCAAGAGGGTTTATGTGAGATACCATCAGATAGACGGAACGACTTATTATTGCGTGCGCGGGATTTCCGATAGGCGCGAGGATGGATGCCCCAGGAACTTTAGGGAGTTGACGAGGGAGCGCAAGGTGTGCGAGTACGGCATCTGTGACGAGTGGGAGAATCGGGAATGAGCGACTGGATAGGCGACAGGATCAGCGACTGCAAGAAGTGCGGGGCGAAGCAGGTATCGGAGTTCGGCTCAGATATGTTTCCACGGATCAAATCCGACCTGAAATACGAGGGGACAGTCGGCGGCAATGACTGGATTCTCGTCACCTGCTGGCAGTGCGGCTTCCAGTGGGAGATTGACTGCCTTGATATCATACCGGAAAAGTTTGGCGCATTAAGAGCCAGAGTAATTAAGTTCCTTACCACGGTACTTTTAACCGACCCGGAAACTGGCGAGGAATTATCGATGGACAGAGACCCGGTTAACAATGATGATGGAAGAAGCTACTCCATCGTTGTGGTCGATAAGCAGGGGAATCCTCGCTGGAAGCATACGATTGTAACGGAGGAGATATAATGAGAATAGTCGATCGTATGACATTCCTCGCCATGCCGTCTGGAACGCTCTTCAGTAAGTACGAGCCGTGTATCTTCGGCAAGCTCTGCATCAAGGGGAAGACGATATCGTTCGATGATACCAGACCGATCGACTTCTTCTACGTATCAATCGCCGACGCGATAGACTGTCACGATGACGGGGACCGGGCAGACAAGCTATTCGCCGCCGAGGCCGGGGCCCGCCTCGCCCTCGACCTTGAGTGTGAGTCGCGCGACGGATGCTTCGACGGGGACCAGCTCTTCGCCGTGTGGGAGGATGACGACCTTGCCGACCTGATCTTCAAGCTTCAGGAGATAGCCGACCCGACGCCGAAGGGCAAGGTGATTTACTGTGGTAACGTCTACGATATCGGCAACAGCAGGAACGACATGATCGAGCTCTACAAGAACGGGATATTCGAGAGGGTGGTCAGGCTCTCGGATGTCGAGGAGGTGAAGTGATGGAAGCCGTGACTGGTTATCCATTACGAGATATTCCTATCCGTGAGTTTGAGTGGGAGATGGACTACCGTATGCCGCTGTTTCATATCTCGGAGCCGATGTTCGATAGGCGTCCGTTTATATATCTCCCCATCGACTATACCTGTAAATCTCTACGCTATCAGGTGATAGGTAGATTTACCATACGAGACCGCAAGGTGACCGGAGAAATCGGTGACGTTGAGATGTGGATATATGCAAGGCATGACTGGGACAGGTTTGCAGCAAACAGGATGGGGCTTTCAATCGCCGCGGACAAAGCTATGATTGAGTGGTATACTGATCAAGTGAGGAGGTGACGTGATGGCCGACGTATCGTACCTGAAAAAAATGGCATCCGAACTGAAGGCGATGGCCGAGCTCGTCCACGAGATGCTGAAAGACAAGGACGCGGAGATACAGAAGCTCGCAGGAGAGACGGAGGAGTTTCATAGAAAGAACGTGGAGCTACGGCTTGAGAATAACAGGCTGCGATATTACATCGATGTCGTCAGGCCGTACCTCGAAAAGTCAGAGGGCTGGCTTGATAAATCCGGGTCGGTTCCGAATATCCCGGACCCGCCGCCCCCGCCTCCACGGCGAGAGAGCGACAAAGAAGAACTCCCGTCGATTAAAAATATCCATCAACGAATGTGTGATATCGAGAACAGGCTGTTTCTGGTCGAGGAGAGGCTGAGGCCATGTTCACGCTGAATGAGGCCAGGCAGAAGAGCAACCTCTGGAGGCTGTTGAAATGACTGACACCGAACGACTCGACTGGCTCGAGCAGCACGGCGATGGCATGGCGCTCATCTCCGACGACAACGGCCACTGGACCGTCACGGGCGACGGTATGCAGAACTGCCCCATCGGGGATGAGAAGCAGGACATCGAGACGGTTTTCTTCATCGAGGCTGACGGCTGGAGCGATAGCATCCGCGAGGCCATAGACAGGGCGATAGGAGGGGGTTGATTAAGATGAACGAAGCGGAAAAGCAGAGACGAAGGCACCGCAGGGAGCGGCGGAACAAGTACAAGAGCAGGCGCCTCGCCGACCACGGCCAGGGCCGCCCGAAGTTCATGGGGCGAATGATCGCCAAGGGAGACGGGTTCGCCATCGAGGAGGACGAATGAAAAGAGAGCCAACAACGTGCATCGCCGCGATAGCGCAGGACGGGAACGTGTGGATGGGTGGAGATAGCCTTGAGGTCTGCGGCTGGTCGCAGGGCAGGAATAACGCCGAGAAAGTATATATCCGCAATAAGATGATATACGGCTTCACTGGGCTATGCAGGGTCGCTCATTTTCTCCGGTTCTCTTTTGATCGCCCGAGGCAGTATGAGGACGAGGATAACGAGACGTTCCTCAATACGCGCTTTGTCGATGAACTAGCGAAGGCCGCCAAGGATAAGAATATAGCCGAGCTGAAAGATAACGAGCTGTCACTCTCCGGCGGGTTCCTCCTCGGCTATAAGGGAACGCTCTACAGCGTCGATGGAAGTTTCTACGTTGCGAAGTGCAAGCACCCGTTCGAGGCTGTCGGGTGCGGCGGTGAGTACGCGATGGGTTCACTGTACCAGACTATCGGGTCGGAGATGACGCCGAAGCATCGAATACTCGAGGCGCTGAAGGCAGCCGAGGAGTTCTCGCCCGGCGTTCGTGGTCCGTTCACCGTCCTGAAACTCGAGGGAGAAATAAAGTGAGCTCATCTATCAAGAAGCCATGCTCGCGCTGCGGGAGGGTGGCCCACATGCTCTACTTTCTGAACGGCGAAGGCTACTGCTCATGGAAGTGTATCGAAGCGGAACTTGACGAGCGGTATCATCCGAAGAGCAAGAGCCAGATGCGTAGGTTGAAAGCGCAGGCAGTCAAGGAGGCGTCAGATGAGTGACGAGTGTTGCGGTTTCTGCAGGTTCTGGGACGGCGATAAGGGCATCGGCCGCTGCCGGCGGTATTCCCCGATGGCTCTCCAGGAGGGCCAGTCCGGCGTCTGGCCAATCGTCAGCTCGTCGCAGTGGTGCGGCGACTACGAGGCGTCCGACATCGAGGACCGGAGCGATAAGATCCTCGTCAAGCTGCGGTGCTGCCCTCGCTGCGGGATTCTTCTCGGCGAGAAAGAAAACACCCTCCGGTGCTTGGTGTGTGGCTTCAAGTTCGGGCCGAGCATGTATATCGTTGGGAAGAGGCTTTGATGAAAATCGGCGGTGATATCTTCGGCAATCTTCTGAAGCTGATCGTCTTCTGGCCGTTCTGGCTTGTGCTTGTTCTTGCTCTTGGCCTCGTGAATCTCCTCGGGATACTCGTATGTAAATTTGAACTCTGGAGGCAGGAATGAATCCGCTTTCTCACGCCATTGGTTTCTGTATCGTAACGGCTCTCCTTGCCGTCGCCTACGCTACGCTCTATTGCGTTATCCTGATAGGCATATTCTGGACGGCGTTGAAGAACACCCTACGGAGGGTGAAATCTGCTTTTCACCGGCGAGTGGGTGTATCAATTACAATGCCTGATTTCTCATCGGAAGAGGAGCGCAGAAAATATATCGAGGAGTTCAAGGCGAAGTGGCAGAACTATCATCGAGGATTTAATTACCTTGAGATTTCACAGCGGATGATACCGACATCGAAGAGATTTACGCAGGGTGATAAATGAAGATTCCAGTCGTAGCCTTCGACGTAGACGGCACCCTCATCGGCCAGACGGTTGAGGACGGGGATCATCCGCTTTACGAGAACATCCAGCTCTTTCTCCTGCTTCAACGGGCCGGCTGCGAGATGGTCATCTGGTCCGGTGGGGGATCCGACTACGCCTCCCACTGGGCCGACAAGCTCGGGCTGAAGGCCGAGACGATGGCGAAGGGGGAATGCCGCCCGGACATCGCTTTCGACGACGAGGAGGTCAAGCTCGGGAAGGTGAATATCAGGCTGGCGAGGAAGGACGTAATCGAGACAATCATGGGGGAGATCGAGTGAGTATTCCGAAAGACATAATTAAAGAGCAGAAAGGGCTCGGAGAATGGAATATTCTCTCATTCTACCGTGGCTCTGTCTCCCACGGAATGTACGTACCGAATAGCGACCCAAACAGCATAGATGACAAAGATGCGATGGCCGTGTGTGTTCCACCGAAGGATTACTACTACGGCCTGAAGAAGTACGGCTCTCGTGGCACGAAAGAGATCAAGCGCGGTGAGTGGGATATCGTGATCTACGAAGCGAGAAAGTATATCAGCCTGCTCGAGAAAGGGAACCCGAACGTCGTCTCGAGTCTCTGGCTCGATGATGTCTACTATCTGAATATCACCCCGGCGGGCCGGCTCATCCTTGATAGCCGAGAGCTATTCAGCGCGAAGCATCTATACCGGTCGTTCATCGGCTACGCCCACGGGCAGCTCCACCGGATGACGCATTACAAGTTCGAGGGGTATATGGGCGAGAAGAGAAAACGCCTTGTTGAGAAGTACGGGTACGACACGAAGAACGCCAGCCATTTGATACGCCTTCTCAAAATGGGGATCGAGTTTTTCGTCGAGGGCAGGCTGTATCCGACGAGGAAACACGACGCGACGTATCTTCTTGAAATCAAGAACGGGGAATACACGCTTGAGCAGGTGAAGGCTGAAGCCGAGCGCCTTTTCAGGTCTATCGAAGATGCCTATATCAAATCGGATTTACCGGCAGAACCGGATCGTGATAAAATTAATCAGCTCGCCGTCGAGGTCGTTGCGATGGCTCTGGGGGAGAGAGAATGAAACTACGTAAGTATAGGTGTCCTCATTGCGATATGGTCGTGGAGAGAAGAAGCGACAAGAAGTGGATAAAGTCATTCTGCGAGCCGAAGCAGAGGTATGTAAGGCTACAACTGGTGAAAGAGGAGGCCGAATGAGTACAGATTATTCAGCTATCTGCAAGAAATGCAAGAAGGAGATTCATCTAGGGCAACGCTTCGCCGGCGGATGCTCATTCGGATTCGGCTCAAATGACGAGACGAACAGAAAGAAAGCGATGGAGTTTATTATCGACCACTGCGAGCACGGCGTGGTCGAAGTGATGATAGCCGACCAAGTTCCCGATGAATATGATTATATCCACCTGGAGGTCGAAAGATGAAAGCAGCGATACTTTTTCTCTCGTATAACCGCCGCGAGTACACGATGGAGGCCCTCGACTTCCTCCTGCGGAACACCCCGGTCGAGCACGATATCCTCTGCTACGACAACGGCTCGACCGACGGGACCGCCGAGTGGGTCGCCAACCGCGCGGAGGATGAGCGGGATGCGGGGCGCCGCGTCTTCTTCATCGGGGCGAAGCAGAACAAGGGAATCGCCAAGGCGATGAACGTGTTCTTCGACATCTACCCGCATGTCGACTGGTACGGGAAGGTGGACAACGATACGGTCGTGCCGGAGGGATGGCTCGACAAGCTGATCTATGCGGCCGAGGCGGCGAACATGGACGCCCTCCAGGCACTCCATCACGTGATGGCGAAGCCGGGGCAGACTTGGGAGGACGTGAAGAAGGCGAATAAGCACGAGAAGATAAAAGTCAAAAATCACTATTTGAGGCCAGACCTGCTTCGCAGTCGCTCGTTCCCCGATGCCTCGATTTCCAGCAATTTATCTCCACCCGTTATACAGGTCGACGAAATAGGCACCGTCCACAACTTCGGCTGGTGCGGAGGCTCCGGCCTCGTCATCCGTCAATCGTACATCGGCGAGAATCGACTGCGGGAGGACGTGCAACCGATGGCGGGCTGGGTCTACTACCGCCATATTCACCCCGGCAGGCTCGGCATCTACGACGGGGTATTCGTCCGCCTGCTCGACATGGAGGACCACGGCAAGTACAAGGCCAGGGAAGACTACCCGGAATACCGGGATGAGATCAATAGACTCAGGGGCTGGAAGACGCAGCCCACATGAGCTACTGGGTCCCGAAAGCCAAGAAGACCGCCTACGAGCTTACCAGGAAGCAGGCCCTCGCCCGCCTGCTCTACCATCCCGACGACACGACGAGCGGCTGGCCGCAGATTCCGGGGATGAGCAAATCGGAGGTCGCCCGCCTCCTCGGCGTCAGCCGCTGGACGATCAGGCGCTGGATGATGGCGTGCGAGGGGATTCCCATACGGGAGATCGCCGAGCGCTTCATCCGCGGCGACCAGATATGCGACGCCCTGCGCCTGGCCCGCCGCTGCGGTGACCTATCGTCCGAGGACTACAAGGGCAGCGGCATCGAGATGATCCAGCGGGCCATCCGCGAAGGGCGTGACTACACCCAGTTGCTGCGCTAGTTCCTCGTAGAAATATCCATCCCGTAAATTGCGTCCGCTTACACCTTCGGGCGGACCATCCCGCCCTGCTCCGTAGATATTTCCACGGAGTCGTTTTACTTGCCCCTCAGCGTATTTTTACTCAGACGCCTGCGTAAAAATAACGGCAGGGGAACCCCTCCGCCTCCCGTTACCGCATCGCCATCTCCATGATGGTTGCCACATTACGGGAAACTATAGGAACTCGAACAGGAAATCACTGCGCCGGTACGCAGACATGCCAAGAAAAATACTCGCCCTCATTCCGGAAGCGGGCTCGATAGAGCATTACCGCGTGCACCTGCCCTTCGGCCGCCTGGTCGAAGAGGGGCTCGCGGAATTGCGCGTCCGCTCGAAGCTCGACGACGAAGACGTCGAGTGGTGCGACACCGTCCTTTTTCAGCGACAGTACCACCCCGGCCACCTCCACAACGCCACGGCCCTGAGCCGCCACTACGGGAAGACCATCTGGTACGACATCGACGACTACGTCCTCGATATGCACACGAGCCATCCGCACTACCGGGCGTTCCGCGAGGCCGACGAGTTCTATCGGGCGTTCCTCGCGGTGGCCGATATTGTCAGCGTCCCGACCGACGAGTGCAAACGACTTTACCGGAAGGCCGGCGTCGACGGGAAAAAGATTGCGGTCCTGCCGAACTGCGTGGACCTTGCGGCTGAGAAGGACTGGCCGCGTCAGGAGACGGACGGCCAGGAGGTCCGGGTGCTCTTCCAGGGCGGCGTGGCGCACGCGATGGATCTGCACGTGCTGACGACCGCCCTCTTCCGGGTGGCGACGGACCTGCCGCAGGTGAAGCTGGTTTTCTTCGGGCTGCCGGAAGACCTCGTCGATCAGGCGCGGAGGAGCCGGTCGCTCAACGGGAAGCTCTGCGGGGAGACACCGGCGGACCGTATCGAGATCCACCCGGCCACGCCGTTCGATATCTTCCGGGAGAAGATGGCGGCGCTCTCCTGCGACATCGGCCTGGCTCCACTCGGGGGCACCGCATTCTCGAAGGGGAAGAGTCCGATTAAATGGTTCGACTACACGCTCGCCGGCTGCGTCACCGTGGCACAGTTCCAGCCGCCCTACCGCGGCATTATCAGGGACGGCGTTGACGGGGTACTGGCGTCGAGCGGAAACGACTGGTACGTGGCCATCCGCGAGCTGGTTGAGAATCCGGGCCTGCGCTCGGAGATCCTGAAGAGCGCGCAGGAAAGATTGTGCGAGTTCGGCATAGAAAACCACTGGAGGAAATGGGCTGATGTTCTCGGGGATGTTCGATCTGCCGGGCTCTCTCGAGCGCCAGGTGACGCTCGTGGAGCGGTCTGTTGCGGGGTGTAGCGTTGAGGTCGACGAGGACGGCAGGGAATCGGTCGTTCCCGGCTCGATCCGCCCGCTCACAGATAGGGAGTTTGCGCGGCTGCTCATCGGGGACTACGAGTACGACGAGGATGACGGGCGCTATCACTACATCGACCCGGTGGAGGACATAGGATACTGATATGAAATTGCTCGAGGTAGCGGGAATATCGGCGAGGATCAACCGGGGAGGGTTCCATATCGGACCGTCGCGGAAGGCCGCCAGTATGCAGACGAGCGCGGCGCGAATCATGGACCTCTCTGGCGTAGGAGAGACGGGGTATAAGCGCAACTACGCCAGCTACTTCCGTATGTACCGGGACCTGGCGTGGTTCTACATCTGCGTCAACGAGATCGGCATCGCGTCCTCCCAGCCGAAGCTGCGGTTCTACAAGGTCATCGGCGATGACGAGTGGAGCGAGCTGCCGACGAACCACGCCGCCTGCGACCTGGACCTTCACCCGAACGCCTTCATGCCGCGCGGCCTCTTCTGGCGCACGGTAATAAGCTACAAGATCATCGCCGGGAATATTTATCTGGAGAAGCAGATGTGGCCGTGGGGCGGCATCTACTCGCTCTACCCCCTGCGCCCCGACCGGATGACGATCGTCCCCGGCGGCGACTGGATAAAGCACTACGAGTACGCGACGGCGGGCAAGCCCGTGATCTACGGGCCAGACGAGATAATCCATATCCGCGAATTCAACCCGACGAGCGACTTCTATGGCCTCGGAGCAGGCCAGCCCTCGACCACCTCGGCCAATATCGACTACAAGGCGCAGAAGACCAACGAGAAGCTCTTCGACCAGGGCGGCATCATCACCGGCGGCATCGAGTTCCCCGATGATGTCAGCTCGAAGGAGAAGCGCGGCATCAAGCGGGCGTGGGACGCCTTCCACAAGGGGTTCGAGAAGGCCCACCGCCTGCTCATCCTCTCCCACGGCGCGAAGTTCGCAAACTACTCGATGGACTTCGAGAAGATGCAGTTCTCGCAGCTGCGCAAGATGAGCAAGGAGGAGCTCTGCGCCATCCTGCGCGTACCGGGCGAGATCGTCGGGGCCACCGAGCGCAAGATTTACAATACCTACTCCGAGGCGCAGAAGGACTTCTGGCAGCGCACGGTCATGGGTCACCTTTCCGACATCGAGGAGTGGTGGAACACCTACGTCTGCCCGACCTTCGGGGACGACATACGCTGCGCCTTCGACTACTCGGAGGTATCGGCTCTCAGGGGCGACGACAAGGTCAAGGCGGAGATAGCGAAGAACATGACCGAGAGCGGCGTCTGGAGTCCGAACGAGGCGCGGCAGAGGCTCTGGGGCATGGACGGCTTCGGCGGCGGCGAGATTCACTACATGCCGATGAACCTCCTGCCGGTCGGCTCCGACGGCTCCGACAGGTTCGCCTCGCTCGCGCTCTCAGGGAAAGATGGCAAGCCCGATGCCCTGTCGCTCCTTCTGGCGAACCTCTCCGGCCAGAAGGCGCTCCCTTCACCCGAAGGCAAGCAGGGAGTCCCGATGCCCGGTGAGATCGTCGACAAGGCGGAGCGCAGAAGGCGGTGGGAGAGATACACGACCGTCAAGATGGCCGGCGAGCGAAGCATGGGCCGCGATATCGAACGGGAGTTCAAGGGCGAGATAACGGGCATGATAGGCCGCCTAAACGAGTTGGCCTCCGGCAAGGATGGGTGGAAGCCGTCGGGCGCGGACATAGCCGATATCTACGGCAGCGAGGAGCGCATGGCCGACGAGCTGGCGAAGCTCGGCACCGCGCACATCCTCAAGGTGTACGGCAGGGCCGGCGAGGAGGAGATGGTCACGATCCGGCGCCGGCTCCCGAAGACGGCGAACGGCGTGGCCGCAGAGGGCAAGTTCAAGCAGCCGCAGGGCCCGGAAGTCGGCTTCTTCGATATGGCCGACCCGAAGGTCCTGGAGTTCCTGCGCGAGCGGCGCCTCAACCTCAAGACCGTGGCGAAGCGCAACTACGGAGCGGTCAGGCAGATCCTCTACGACGGCGTCGCCGAAGGGCTGGGCCACCGGGAGATCGCCGAGAGGCTCCGCGACCACGTGAAGAAGCAGAGCCACTGGCGGGCCGAAAGGATAGCGCGTACCGAGGTCGGCAAGGCCGTGAACCACGCGACGCTCCAGGCGATGGGCCAGAGCGGCCTCGTCGAGTACAAGCAGTGGCTCACCATGCAGGACGGGCGCGTCAGGGACGAGCACGCGGCGATGGAGGGCGAGAAGGTCAGGCTGGGAGCCGTGTTCTCGAACGGGCTGGAGTACCCCCAGGAGCCGAACTGCCGCTGCGCGATCGTCGAGATACTCGCGAGCGAACTATACGAGTCGTAGGGAGATGGCGAAGAAGAAAAACAGGAAGAAGGCCGGAAGCTCCGGCCGCGACTGGAGGAAGGGACTGGACAGCGGCCCCCTCCACAACCCGGTCGTAACTGAAGAGTTTTATCAGAGCTGGCTGGCCACGTCGCAGACACGGTCGGCGGCACGGGAGGCGAAAGAGGAGACGATGAAAAACGAGGAGAGAGATCGCGAGTGGAAACTGAGCGGCGGGGACGCCGGCCAGAAGGTCCTGAAGACCTTCCGGGCCACCGTCGAGGACATCAACGAGGAGAAGCGGCAGGCGACGATAGTCGTGTCGTCGGACGACGTAGACCGTGACGGAGAGGTCGTCTGGTCGAAGGCCATGAAGAAGGCCATCAAGTCCTTCCTCAAGCACGCCCCCCTCCTGCACTCCCACAAGTGGGGCGGGGACCTCCTCGCGCAGATAGGTCATATCGTCGCGCTGAAGGTCGTAGACGGCCAGACCTGGGCCACGATGGAGTGGTATCCGGGAGAGGGCATCAACGACAACGCCGACTGGGGCTGGAAGATCGCCTTGCGCAAGATGGCCGCGTTCTCCATCGGCTTCCTCGTGAACAAGCGCCTCGCTCCCGGAGATCCGGGATACCCAGAGCAGTTCCTCGTCAAGTCGGAGGATGGCGAGGACAGGCCGAGAGGGCCGATGGTCTACTCGGACATCGAGCTCCTCGAGATAAGCCAGGTGCTCATCCCCTCGAACCGCGCGGCCGTCCAGGAGCGCGCGGCCGCCGAGGACGCCCCGGAGTTGGAGAAGGAGATGGCGGAGATGGCCCTCAAGAGCAAGGGGCTTTTCACCGAAGCAGAACTCATTGCGACCGCCGAAGAGGCCGAGAGAAACAGAGGCCATGATACCGCAAGATTCGAGCCGCCAGATTCGCCCTCGATGCCGGCAAATCCCTACCTCGGGATGCTCTGCGATTTCCTCGGCTGTGAGGTGAAGAGCATACACATGATCTCGCACATGGTGAGGAGTGCGGAAGTCGGCAACTTCCTGTCGGCGTTCAAGGCGAAGACCGTCGGCCATAAGGAGCTCGACGTGCGGAACATTATGTCGAACGGCACCGAAAGGCCGCCCCTATACGAGTCGATACAGCTCAACAGCAAGATGGAGGATAGCTTTCTCGTCGACGGTATATCGTTCAGGACCGCAGAATCGTTCAAGTACGCCGTCGAGTTTGAGGTCAAGTACTTCGGCGTCTCTATAAGTATCTACGCGAACGAGAAGGACGCGGACTCAATCGGCGACCTTCTCTCCTCATCTATCCGGCACGCCGATGAGAATCACGTCCTGAGAGGCGAGGCGTTCAGCCTCTCCGGGGCGATACTCGGACGCGGGGAGAACACGTGGGGTGACCTTTTCCTCAAGGACGAGGTCAAGAAACCCATCATGAGGGCGGCGAAAGTGCTCTCCGAGAAGGGATCGTCGGCGAGAAATCGCGGCGTCATACTCATGGGCCCTCCGGGGACTGGCAAGACTCTCAGCGGCCGTATCATCAAGGACGAAGCAAAGACGACGTTCATCTGGATAAGCGCCAAGGACTTCTACTACTGCGGCGCGACATTCGGCCTCACCGAGGGATTCGGCTTGGCCGCGAAGCTCGCGCCCTCCGTGCTTTTCATCGAGGACGTGGACAACTGGCTGAACAGCCGCACGATAGACCTGCTGAAGACCGAGATGGACGGCATCGACACGAAAAGAGGGGTACTGACTATCCTCACCAGCAATCACCCGGAGACCCTCCCGGATGCAATTATCGACCGCCCCGGACGCTTCGACGATATTCTCCATGTCGATTTCCCGGACGAGGCCATGCGCTCGGCCATGCTTCAGGCGTGGGCTCCCTCGGCGACGAAAGCCGTGGTGAAGTCAATCGCCAAGGACATGGAGGGCTACAGCGGTGCACACCTGAAAGAGCTGGTCGTCTACGCCGGGATTATCGCCGAGGAGGACGGCCTCGCCCTCGATGCCGCGCTCGTCGCCGCCGTCGAGAAGATACGGGAACAGCGGGAGCTCATCGACGAATTACAGGTGGAGGGGAGCAAGTACGACCCGAAGAAGGGATACCTCTCTGGGTTGGCATGGACGAAGGGCCGCTCCGAGAGATGGGCGGTAGAGAACCGCATCGTCGACGAAAAGGCAGGCGATACAGTGTCGCTCGTCAATCCGCCGTCCGTAAAGGAACCTGCTCCATCCGGTTCGTGGAAATACTGCGTCTGCCGCTCCTGCGGCTACTTCGAGGAGCACAAGGCCGGCGAGCGGTGCGCGGACAAGAAGTGCCCCGAGTGCGGCGAGGCGCTCATCGGATCGGACGAGAAGCCGAAATCCACGGAACCTGAAGCGGTTGAGTCCAGCCCGGCTATCGATGAATCGCTCATCGAGGGCGTCGAACAGGTATCGGCGTCAACGCTGGCGGCCGTCGAAGCCATGGGCGAGAAGGTCGATGCGCTCGCCAGGAACATGGAACTCGTCTCCTACGTCGTCGAGGCTCTGACCGAAAAGGTGACCGATATGATCCCCGTGGTTGCCACATCGCGGGAAACTATAGACGCAGTACGAACTGATCTTTGCGAACGGAATAGCGAGGCGCCGGAGTACCTCGGGGCCGTCATCGGCGAGATAGAGTCGCTGAAGGACGCACGCTCCGAAGCCGAAGCCGGGACGCTCGCCGCCCTCAAGGCGGTGCTCGGCGAGGCGCGGAGGCTCCTGCGGGATCTTCGGGTATACCACGAGGACCTCGCGGAGAGCCGGGATTTCCGCATAGCCGAGGTCGCCAGGCGGGAGCTCGAGCAGCCCGAGGAGGCCCTCCCCGAAAAAGGCGAGAAGACGTACACGAGGGAGGAGCTCGAGGCCGAGATCATGCGGCAGGTACCGGGTCTCGTGAAGGACGCCATCATGGAGCAGTCGGCCGCGATGAGAAGGGAATTAATGAGCGCCCAGAGGAAGGGCGCAGGACTCCAATCGAAGGAGAAAAAGGAGGAATAGAGAAATGGAAAAGTGGAAGTGCGAGTGCGGGCATGAGAACGAGGCCGAGGCCAAGTTCTGCGCAGAGTGCGGTGCCAAGCACGTAGTCGAGGACGCCCCCGAGGCCCCCGCGGCCGATAAGGGCAAGTCCCGCGTCTCCGAGAAGGAGAAGCAGCTCTCCGAAGAGCTGGTCGAGACGCAGAAGAGGCTCCTGAAACTCGAGAAGGACGTTGCCGAAGGCAAGCGCTCCGAGTCCGAGGTCAAGGAGATCGGCGACAAGGTCAAGGACGCGATCACCGAGTCCCTGAAGGCGATGAACCTCGCCCCCGCCGAGAGGAAGGCCGAGCCCCAGGACCTGGGAGAGCTCGACGCCCCCGGCATCCAGCGGGTGATCAATTCCGACGAGGAGCTCCGCTACCTCAACGACCGCGCGTTCATCGTGGCCAACGCCCTGTTCCACAAGGACAGGACAGGCCGGACGTTCGCACAGGTCATGCGCGAGACCGAGTCGTTCAAGCTCCTGCAGGAAGCCCTCGGCAAGCAGATGTACACCACGGCGAGCGGAGCGGGCAGCGAGTGGATCCCGACGCAGTTCTCGGGAGAGGTCATCCCCGACCACAGGCTGGCCCTCAGCATGATCGCGGAGCACCGGCACGTTCCGATGCCCACGAAGGTCTATACCTCGCCCCTCATCGGCAGCGCGAACTACGGGTACTACGTCAGCGAGTCCACGGGCTCCGACATCTTCGCGGACCCGTCCTCGATCCTGCGGGACATGAACACGTCCAACGTGAGTCTGACCGCCCGGATCCTGAAGTACGGGACGGTGTTCTCCGAGGAGCTCACCGAGGATTCCATCATACCCATCGTGCCCGAGGTCAGGGCCGACATGCTCGACGGCCTGAAGAGGACGCTCGAGAGCGCGGCAATCAACGGCGACAGGACTGACGGGGTGGGAAGCCACTTCGACTCGAACGTCACCGCGGCCACCGACAGGCGGCACATGATCGACGGCCTGCGCTACGAGGCGAAGAAGTCCTCGGACGGCGGCGAGACCGACATCTCGTCCTTCTACGCCGACACGATCATACCCGGCGTGAAGGGCAAGTGCGGCTCCCTCGGGATCGACCCGGCGGGCGGCTACTGGCTGACCTCAGTGGCGGGCTTCTACAAGATGCTCACGCTGCGGGACAACAGCGACAACAAGCAGCCTGCCGTCCAGACGCTCGACAAGTTCGGGCCGATGGCGACGTACCTGACCGGGTACCTGGCGGCGTTCGCCGGCAGCCCCGTTCTCGTGAGCGCGGAGGTTCCGCAGAACCTCAACGCCTGCGGCGAGTACGACGGCGTTACGACCTCGAAGACGATCCTGCTCTACGTCCCGAAGAAGGCGTGGAGGTTCGGCGATCGGCGCGAGGTCACTGTCGAGTCCACCAAGTCGATCGGGTCCGGCCAGTATCTCATGGTTGTCACCATGAGGACGGACTTCGTCCCGGTCTACACGCAGGGAAGCGACAAGCGCAACGTCGGAGTCGGTATCAACATGCCGACCAGCTAGGCGCAGCCATAGCACGGCACAGTCAGAAGCAAGGACAGAAGGCCGTCGGCGGGCAGAGCCCCCGTCGGCGGCCCTACTTGTATATAAGGATACCTCGGGATGACTCTCAGGAGTAAGCGAAGGGTAGTAAAGAAGGCCATGGATCGCCTACGCCGGTGGTCGGATAAACCTCTTTCCCGAAAGTTCCTCCGGATGGCCTACTCTCTGGCCCTAGTATCCGGCCTGGCTCTCCCCGGGATCTCCCTGGCACAGACCCCGACACCTACCATCACTCCGACGCCGACGGCGTTTACTGTTGTAATAATACCTGACACGCAGAACTACGTCATAGACGGCAACAACTACTACGACATTTTCGATATGACGACGGAGTGGATTGCCGACAATAAATCCGCTCTCAACATCACAATGTGCCTCGGCCTCGGCGACATTGTCGAGCATTACAACGACAGCATCGAGTGGAGTTATGCGTCGAGTAGCATGAAAGCCCTCGACGGAGTGGTCGATTATATGGTCGTTCCCGGTAATCACGATATAAATGTTAATGTAGACCCGAAGACCAGCGTGGATTACGACACATGGTTCGGCCCGTCCAGGTTCGATTCGTATCCATACTATTCCGGCAACTATCCATCGGGAAGCAATCGAAATAACTATACCCTATTTGAGGCTGGGGGGCAGAAGTTTATCGCCATCGGTATCGAGTTTTGTCCAGATGCGGAAGATATGGAATGGGCCGACCTGATACTAGCGGAATACCCTGACAGATACGCAATCGTATATACCCACCTCTATATGTTTTTGAATAACCAGAGAAGCGTGGGGGAAACAGGAATAAACTGCCATGACTATGCGTGTGGTGGGACAGAGGCCGATGTGATGTTCACCGACCTCGTGAAGAAGCATAACAATATCTTTTTGGTCGAGAGCGGTCACGTTTCATACGAAGCGATGCCTACGCCCATCAGCCGCATAACAGACTCGGTAAATAATAGGCCCGTACACCAGCTATTGCATGACTGGCAGGATGTGGGCGATGGCGGTGACGGATGGGTTGCATACCTGACTGTATCCCCTTCGGAAAATAAGATTGAGCATTATGCCTATTCACCATATTTGGAGGAGCTTCCGGCGTATCCCGATATACAATTCACGCTCGACCTACCGCCTCCGCCTGCTGTCTCGTGGCTGGAGTACAACAAGAACAAGAAGAATCAGGGCTTCACAAACAGGACCGGCCCCGATGAAGACGTCACCCTTGAATGGTCGTATGACGTCGGCGGCGACCCGTACAGGCTTAGGATGAGTACCGACGGGAAGATTTACTATCTATCTTCTGCCGACCTGTACGCTATCAATTCTGATGGAACTATGTTCGGTAGTTACGACCCGGGAATATGGTCGGGAGGGGGATGGGCGCTCAGTGAGAACGGAACCGCTTATCTCAGCACGGCAGATGCTGGCGTTGTTTTTGCGGTTAACTCCGACATGACGATGGAGTGGTCATACGTCGGACTGCCGAACTGGTATAGCGGGGATACTGGGCCAGGTGGAATTACAACGGTGATGGCAGACGGAGATATAGTGGTGAACGGCTCATCGAGCGAGGAGGGGCCGGGATGGCTTGCGTGTATCAGTTCAGTGGGAGGTCTTAACTGGAGTTACAATCCAATCCCCGGCGACACTTTCTGCACTATAACAAAGTTAGTTGTGAGCGATACTGACAGGATATGTGGGCAGGCCGGAGGTGATGGGACACCGCAGATATTCTACTCCTACAACTCTGACGGCTCTCTCTACTGGAGTTATGACGCAACCGGATTTCCGAGCATAACTTCGTACCCCGTAATAAATAAGTACGACCAAATTGTATATCCGCTGTATGGTGGCGAATCATTCGCCGTATTTGAATCGGACGGAACCTTCCTCTGGAGTTATAGTGTGGCCGACGATGACAACCCCCATAGGGTCACCTACGACTACGGGAACGAACTCTATGTAGGAGTACAGGACGCTACAGGGCAAAGACTCGCCTCATATAACTCCAACGGAACGCTCAACTGGAGTTATGCCAGCGGACTTCCCCACGGCTCCAGTGCGATAGATTATAACGGGAGTATCTATTATGGCTCGACGGACAACAGGCTATACTCGCTCACCTCCGCAGGGCTGTTCCGATGGAGTTACCTCACGGACAATGACGTGTCGAGGTGGTCCCCCCCCTGTGATAGGTGGGGGGCTTGAGATTTACATGGGCTCGCAGGATAACAACATCTACAAGCTAGTGGGGCCATCCCCCACGCCATCCAATACTCCGACTCCAACAATAACGAATACGCCAACCAACACGCCGACAAATACTCCGACTAATACGCCGACGAATACCCCCACCCATACACCGACGAACACACCGACCAATACGCCTACCTCCACCCCGACAATCACGAATACGCCTACTTGGACGCCGACGAGCACGCCAACGCCCACCTCCACCCCTACGAGCACGCCGACATCCACGGCAACCGGTACGCCGACGGGTACCTCTACTCCGACCGCAACCCCGACCTCGACTCCGACCGGCACGCCTACAATCACGCCGACCCAGACCCCAACCCAGACTCCGACGATAACGAATACATCTACTCAGACACCAACCATCACGGATACACCTACTCAGACTCCCACAATCACCAATACGCCGACAATCACGAATACGCCCACTCATACGCCCACAGTGACGAATACACCGACCTCGACCCCTACGGTAACAGATACACCCACACAAACCCCCACCGTAACGAGCACCCCGACCCAGACGCCTACTATCACGCTAACGCCCGTGAATACAAGCACACCTACCGGCACCCCCACGGTAACGCCCACGATCACGGGCACACCAACTCATACCCACACGGCGACGGCCACCCCGACAATTACCAAGACCCCAACAACCACCCCGACTTTGACGAATACACCCACAATAACTCAGACACCGACTATCACGCAAACGCCGACCAACACGCCGACCCCGAGCGGCAGCGGATACCCGGCGAACATCTTCAACCTCCTCGTGGACTCAAGCGATGGCGTGACGGAGGAGACGGGGATTGCCGAGGGCGATGTAACAGTCACCATAAGAAAAGCGGGTGGCGATAATACCGCCTATGATGTGACGGGGAAATGGACCGAAAAAGGTGACGGGCTCTACGAGATAGCCTTTACTGCCGCCGACTTGGATACCCTCGGCACGTTCATCTACCTTGTCGAGGCGACGGGATGCAGACGGTTCCCCGGCAGGGTGAACATCGTCAGCGGCGACCTCACGGCGATAAAGACACGGGTGGACATGCTCCACTAGGAGGAACTCATGATATACGGAAATCCAAGAGTAGTCGATTCGACGCTCGTCGCGTCGCTCCATATACCGGGGTCGGAGTCCACCGATACCGTCACGGCCAAGGTGAAAAGAATATCCGACTCGAAATACTACGACTTCGATGACGACACCTGGAAGGCGTCGCCGACGACCGCGACCGCGGCGATGACCTGGCAGGGTGACGGGATCTGGACCTACTCGTTCGACAGCTCGGACGCGGGGGCCGATACGTTCCTGTTCTACTGCAACAACTCCACGAGGAACTATTCCGATACGGTCCTCATCCGCACGGTGTCGTCCTCGTCGATCTCCCCCGACGCATGGGCCGGAGCGAACCTGACGACCCTCGGCAGGTACAAGGCGTATGCCGAGATAGAGTCGGGCGAGACCGATTCTACCTTCGACTCGCGCATCGAGACGATGATCGCCGCCGCCTCCCAGTTTATCAGCCGGGCCCTCTCCGGGGACCCGACGCACAACGCGGAGTTCGTAGCGGCCAACTACACCGAGTACCACGACGGCGACGGGGAGACGGGCATCATCTATCCCCACCATAAGCCGATAATCAGCGTGACGAGCATACACGACGACACGCTGAGGACGTTCGGAAGCGGCTCGCTCGTGGACTCGGACGACTACGTGGTCTCGCAGGACAAGATGTGCATCCAGCGCATATCGAGCATCTGGCGCGTGGCCGGGACCACCGCCGTCTTCTCCCGCGGTGTGCAGAACATCAAACTGGTCTACCGCGCAGGCTTCGAGAGCCTGCCGGAGGACCTCATCCTTCTCGCCAACAAGGTGACGCACTACTTCATGGAGAAAAAGGAGTTCGAGGGCCAGAGGAGCGCCAACTACGGTGAGGGCATGGTCGTATCGACGCAGGAAGATCTGCCGCTCGATATCCGTAGGCTGATGAACGCCTTCGACTTTCACAAGTGGGACATACTGTAGGAGATACCCAGAGCCGGTGAAATCGTACCAGTACATCTCTGCCGCGCTGCTCGTGGCCCTCATCGCGTCGCTCGCCATCGTCAAGGTGAGCGCCGACTACCAGACTCTCTACCCGGATTCTGAAATATCCACCGAGATGACGGCTCGCTGCGCCAATACTCCCTGCGTACCTCTCATCTGCATCAACGACCCGGCGACGGTCAATTATATGCAGCCGTCGAACGGCGTGACGACGATGGAGGACGTGTGGGGCGTCGATAACCCGTCGCAGATTGCGGGGCAGAGTCCCGTCTGGGTGAACGTTACCATCAAGGGCAAGGACGGCAAACAGGACTATATCGGCTACCTCGGGACGAAGCTGAACGGTGCCGGCCTGCGGTCCTGCGGAGTCGGGGATGACGCGTGGCGCGAGTATTCCTGCGCCCCGTACTACACCGACCCGTCTGACGGTCAGCCGTGGACATGGTCGAAGTTGAACGACTTGGAGGTCTCGACCGTAGCACAGTACCCTGGATACGGCGAGATGTGGAAGGCTTTCGCCGCCATGCACGTGAACGTCTACTCGGCGGCGAACACTCCGACGCCGACGAGGACCCCGACGTACATCCCGCAGCCGAGCCCCACTCCCTACCCGGATGCGCTCTATGGAACGCGGCAGGTCCGCCGCCCGTTCGATACCGTCTGGCCGTACGAAGGAGGGCAGTATACGGAAGTCGGCGAGGGTACTGTCGCAAGCTGTCTCGCCAGCACCTCGACATCGGATTACATCTACGCCGCGTCAGCGGAGGCAGGGACAAACCCGTCGATACGGCTTCAGTTCTTTGCGAACGTAAACCCGACTCCGGGCCACTCCCCGACGCTGGTCCAGGTATTCGCGCGGACGATGGACTGGGGGCCGACATCGAACCAGCACAAGATCAAGCTCGAGGACGACTCTACGCTCCATTCTTTCAGCTATGCGCAGGCGTTTCGGTGGATAACCTACGACTATACGAGCAATCCGACGACGGATGAACCGTGGACGTGGGACGACCTGAACGATAGCTCGAACTTCAGGCTCGACCTCGGTGAGTATGTAGCGAATACCGCAACGACGAGGCGCTGGTACGAGGCGGGCGTATTCTACTACACAGCCGCGAACACCCCGACGCCGATACACAAGGAGCCGCGTATCGTTCACGCCCGCGACGAGAGCTCCGAAGAGCACGTCTTCGGCTACCGTAACCTGCAGCCGGGCGACTGGGTCTACTGGGACAACTACGCCCGGCAGGAGGGCGGGGCGATGACGAGGGACGAGTGGGTGATCGGTTCAGAGTCAGGTTCCGTTGATATAGTCGGCATGACAGAGGTCGAGGTCACTGGCGACTATCGGCTGGCGCAGGAACTTGCGGTGATGAAGTCCTCGTCCGGCAATCACACGCTCTATATCTATAATACACCGATGAGGACTGACATTACACAGGCGGCGGCCCAGGCCCGGAACTCCGCAAACGGCCTCGCGTACGACACGTGGGTCATCACCGGGGGGAACGACACGGTGGATATCGCCGAGGTCGGGGACGTGAACGACGACGGGTTCGAGGACCTGGCGACGATTGTGAACGACGAGGGGAGTTTGGAGCTCTATCTCTGGAACGCCCCGCTCCCCGGAGATAACACCTACGCCGAGGCGCTTCTCCGCAACCCCTCACCGCTGGCGAGGGATTTCTGGAACATCCCCTCTGGCGATGATTTAATCTGCATCGCCGGCGTCGATACCGACGCGGACGGCGAGTCCGATAAGCTGGTGATCGAGAAAGTAGAAAGCGGAAACGCCACCCTCAGCCTCTACAACATCCCCGTCCCCGGCGACTGGACCTACTGGGACACAACTGCAAGGAATCCGAGTCCGTGGGCGCGTGACTACTGGATTATTCCCTCCGGCAACGAGCCGCGCAAGATGGCGGGCGTATGGACCGAGGGGCAGGCTGACGAACTCGGTGTGATGGAGGAGACATCGACCGGCAGCTTTACCTTTTACCTCTACAACCTTCCCGCCGAGGGAAACTGGAACTACTGGGACGCCTTCGCCCGGAACCCATCCCCAAGGGCGAAGGACTCGTGGTTCATCGGCGCTTCGTTCGACGGGAGCCACGGCCTTGCCTCCCCCTCCGTCCCCTATCCCGATCACGACTGGCCGTTCGCCGGAAGCACGAAGGCGAGGACGGGAATCGGGCCGGACGAGGGATCGTATGAGGCAGTCCTCGGATGGTCGTGGGTGGCCGCCGATGACGTGACGGGCCATTCTGTCATCGACCCGCAGGGAAGCATCTATTTTGCCGACACCGATGATAATGTCTACGCCCTCAACTCCGACGGCTCGCTTATGTGGTCGTATCTCCCCGTGGGGGCGGCAGGCGATGGCGACACGCTCATCGGCCTCGGGTGGGAATACGCCTACGTCTACGACTCGAACGGCGTGCTTCACGCCTGGCTTCCGAGCGGCAGCAGGGCGTGGACGTACTCAACGGGCAACCCGAACTACTCGTCAAGCCCCGTCGTCGGCCTTCCGAACGTGCAGGACAGGAGCGAGACGGTCTATATCGGAGGCAGCGTCTACTCGATGTTCGCAATCAATCAGACGGGCGAACTGGAATGGACATACCGCTCGACGAAATCAGACGGCTTCAGGACGGGGGGTGCGACTGACAGCGATGGAATAATCTACGCCGGCTCTCATACCGAGAGGTTCAGGGCCCTCAACTCCGACGGGTCGATGAAGTGGTCCTACGGCATCTCCGGCGGTACCTGGGGCCTCCCGTCTCTCGATTCAGTCGATGGCTCGATCCTTGTGGCGATGGATGACGGGTCCGACAGGCTGTTCCAGCTGACCTCCGTCGGTACGCTCTCGTGGACGTATACCGGCGTCAGCGATCCCGACAACGGCTCGGCTATCGACTCATCGAGCGGTATCTGGTCGGCGGGGAGCGACCGTCTCGCTCGGCTGACCTCTGCCGGCTCTCTCTCGTGGTCGTATCTGCCGGGGGGCAGTATCACCACCTCGGTCAGCGCGGCTGGGGACGGATACTCCTACTTCGGTTCGGACGACAACCGGCTCTGGTGTCTCGACTCTTCCGGATCGATGGCGTGGACATACGAGACGTCCGATGATATCACCGGCTGGCCGTCGATAGACGAAGACGGGCGCGTCGTCTTCGGCTCGGCGGATAACAGGCTCTACGTCGTTGACGGCAATCTCCCGACTCACACGCCGACGCAGACGCCGACCGTGACAGATACACCGACGCAGACGCCGACAAACACACCGACGGCGACCCCCACAGATACCCCCACGGAGACGGCGACGCCTACGGCGACGAACACACCGACTATCACGAACACCCCGACGCCCTGGCCGACGGGAGTCCCGACCTATACGCCGACCGATACCCCGACGGTAACACAGACGCCCACCGATACGCCTACCATTACTCCGACCGACACGCCTACGCAGACGCCTACTGCGACAGAGACGGCGACGCCGACCGAGACGCCTACCGCGACTCCGACCGATACGCCGACACAGACGCCAACGAGCACACCGACATTCACCCCGACAGCAACACCTATCAACTGGCTGCAGTACAAGAGAGACGTGCAGAACACCGGAAGGCAGCCTGCGGGAACGCTCGGAACCTCCCCGTCGCTCCGATGGAGCTACGACCTCGGCGAAAGGACCTGGAGCTCACCCGTCGTGTGGCAGGGAAAGACCTTCATCGGTGCCGAGCAGAAAATATTCGGCATCTCCGATGACGGTTCTCTCCTGTGGAGCTATGAGGCGGGCGGCAAGGTGACGAACGCCCCGATGGTGGTGGAGAGATGAAACGGTTTATAGAAATCCTTGTAGTTCTAGGTCTACTAGGTATTCCAGCGATAGGGCAAACTCAGGAACCGACCGCGACATCTCCTGCGGCCCCTACTGCACAACCAACTGCCGGCCCCACTCCTCAGCCGTGGTCTCAACTCGGGAACGACCACTCGAGGACGGGGAATACCGCCGCCGAGGCGATAGCTGAAAACGTAGCCATGCACTGGTCGTATATCACCGGTGATGATGTAAATAGTTCACCGGTTATCTTTATGGACGGGTCGGTCTCGTTCGGTAGTATCGACGATAGGGTCTACTCGCTAAACTCGAATGGAACCCTCCGGTGGTCTTACCTTACGGGTGATAATGTCTTTTCGGGGGTGGCCTGTGCTAACGCCTACGGCACGTATGCCGGGAGCATGGACGGTCGGCTTTATAAAATCCACTCGACCGGAGCCCTCCACTGGACGTACTACTGCGGGAGTGGGATCTATGGTCCCGTCTGGACATCGTATGCCGATGATTACGGATACGTATCAGTGATAACCCACGATGGAAAACTTCTCAAGTGGTATAAGAACAGCGCCCTTTCGTGGTCGTATAACGGCCTTGGGACCGCGCGGACCGGCCCTACGCTTAATAGTTTCGGAGCCGAGGACTGCCTTATGGTTTCGACCTATTCGGGGGTATACGATATATCGTACAAAGACGCGTATTATATACGGGATGGAGGGATGCTCCACTGGTCGTATTACCCTGCATATGAAGCACACTATTCTAACCCAGTAGCGGAGACCGTCGTCTGGCCATACGGCGATGGAACCTCCGGGACCCTCGCTTATATCGGGATAGGGGACGGTGGGACCGCCAGCACGTATGGGAGGGAATACCTTTTCGATACGGAGTGGGAGAACGAGGGGAAGATCGCAGAATATGGTTCAGACGAAACTAATAGTAACGTCGAGACGACGGGGGCTCTCTTCGGTGACGAGTCGAAATACGTATACGGAAACTATATCGGGAGGGTTACCTGCCTGGCCGCCGAGGACTTTACCCTTGAATGGAGTTATTATACTGGCTCGAGTTTAAGTAAAACGGTATTCGCGACGGACGGGGACGACCGGGTATATTTCGGGTGTACCGATAGCCGCTTCTATTGTCTCGATTCTGCCGGGGCTTTTTCCTGGTCGTTTATCGCCGGCGCCTCGACGGCGAAGGGGGGGGTCGCTTTAGACGAAGGCCGGATATATTTCGGATCTGAGGATAACGCCCTTTACGCTCTTTTCGAACCTACTTTGGCTCCGAC